TCGCCGGTTGTGTCTGCGCTCATTTAAGCGAGTCCTCCAGCGCATCCAGCGTCCTCTGTACGCGCTCCGGCGTCACGGTCGGCCCCTGGGGTGGGTTCAGCGCCCATGCGACGCTCGTGATGGACCTGGACGCACAGCAAGCGCACTGCCGCGAGTTGTTTCCTATCTCACGGCAATCTTCGCAGTAGTAGGCGGTCGTGGATGGGAAGTGGATGGGCTTAGGTTTGGTCATTTCAGCGCCTTCAGTACCCATATGATCGCCTGTCCGCTCATCACCTGCGCTGTAGTGGCCCTAATAACGCGCCAGCCCAGAACGGCAGCTTCGGAATATTTGACGCAATCAGCCGTAAATCCACCAATGCGCTGATGCCGGCCATTTACGCCGCCTTCCACTTCGACGGCCAGTTTGGCAAACCGGAATGCGAAGTCAAATCTCCATTTGCGCGTAGGATGGAACATAAATTCCCGCTCCGGCGTCAACCATTCTACTTCACACTGACGCGCGAACGCCTCTTCGCCTTTGCTTAGCGTTTTCGGTATGCGCTCGCTTGCTGTTGTGCGCGTCTTCATAATTCACATCCCATCCGGTATGCAGTATGTGTGCTGAATTCGCCAGTTCATCCAGTCGTCAGAACTAGCTAACATCGTGGTCTTGGCATTCGACTCTCTGATGCTGGGCTCTACCCTACGCATATTGTCGGGGCAGTGGGCGCTGTGTGTCATCCACCAAGGCTTAAGATCTTCCGGTTGCACAGGTTTGGAGTCGTCTACGATGGTTGCCGCTGCTTCTGTAGGATGGCAGTCAGCCGCGCCCACAGGATGTAAAGCCGCAGGTTGAGGTGGCCGTGGGCATCCCACTAGAAAACAGATTGCGGTAAGTAAAACGATAATGCTGAGTTTGGTCATTTCTGCTCCTTCATCGTTGTACGGGATGCGATAACCTGCGCGAAGAAATCTTTCCTGCCGTGAAACCAAATAGAAGCCATCTCCTCATCGCTTACCGGAGCCTTAAGCCGCGCATTATCGGCCTCCAGTTCGGCAACCCGGCCCTCGGCTATGCCAAGTTCTTCGAGGATAGTGCACGTCTCGGCTGAGTATTTCACATCGTCAGGATCGCAGGCGCGGGCATACAATATTATCCAGCGTTTCGGTATCGGATACTCCATCATTTCGCCTCCAGTTATTTTTACAGTTAGTTATGCTCGACTTGAAAACCATCGCACTGCCAGCGATTCGCTTCATACCAGCGCGTTGGAATAACGCTGCAATGATGTTGTATGACAAAGTTCATCCAGTCTTGTCTTTCCTGCACGTCGGCCCTGCTGTCTTCCGCGAGGCAACCACGCAAAACGTTCAACAAACCGACCATAATAAGAAGTACAAGCGCTAGAACTACCATACCCTTCCAAGTCATTTCGCCTCCAGAGCTGCGTCCGTGCGCTTGCAGAGATCGCTATGGTGACCCTTGCATCCTTGTGGTGCCTTATGGTCAAAGGTTAACCCGTACTCACAGCACGCAATGCAGGTGTAATAGCGTTGCCATGCTCCCTCAACCAGCGCCTTCTCAAAACGCGCGCGAGTGCCTACTGGTATTGGGTGAACCTTACCGACAGGGCAGAAGCATGTTTGCTCAGTGCGAGTAGTCACCATCTTCACTTGCTTGTGCCTTACATCGCACTCATCCATGTATGGGTCGAACTTTATGAATGCTTTTTCCGTGCTCATTTCTCCTCCAGTGCTGCGTCCGTACGCTTACGCAAGTCGGTATTCCAACAGTGACAATCTGCTATGCCTGTGCCACTCCACTCCCTGAGCATCTTCAGTAGCTCCTGCTTGCACCGCTGGTGGTCGGCATACTTAACCCACTTGCCGCTAGGGTTTTGCTTGACGCTTTCTTCTGCCATACTCCATTTCTGTATCTGGCTCATTTCTTCTCTCCGATCTCTGCGCGAAGGCCAGCGGCATAGCGTTCGGCTTCGTGCTTCCCTGTGAATTGAGCTATTAGTTGGTCATTCACGCGCACATCAAATCCGTCGAAAGAGTCGTCAAGTAAATGCACACACACGACCACCCGCTCTACCGGCTTCTGCGCTGGAGTGAGACACTGGTGGATGCGCAGCAATACAGACTCGTTAAAGTCAGGAAATGCTTCCATGACAGCCTTCTTCCACGCCCTATCCCGCTCGGCCTCAATCTGCGGGCGCACGGCGGCGAGTGCGGCGCGAAGATCGCAGTAATGAAAACTTGGATCGCAGCCATTCACGCCGTTATAAGCCTTATCTGCGATCTCTACCAACTCGCTCTCCTGCGCGGACGGTGCTTGGTTAACGGTGCGTGGAGTAAAGGACGGCGCACCATCCTCGACGGAGACGACTACATCCTGTGCGGACGGTGTATCTGTCGCCCGCTTTTCTGTGCGACCAGTGTCGCCACGGCGATTCTGCGCGGACGATGTGGGCGGTACGGACTCAGTGTGCGAGCGCACGGCGGCGAGTCTTTTGATATAAGCATGTATTGCGTGGGGAATGTGCCAGCTACACTCGCCGCCGCGTTCACATTTCCGTATACGCCCACCCTCCATCACTTTCCCGCACTCTGCGCAAGTTGATGATGGCCATTTCTCCACCAACTCGCCCACCTGCTCGGATGGTGCGGGCGCTTCCTGCGCTGCGAAGCGCATACAGGTGCATCCTGCGTGACCAATACACTGCCCCGCACCGCCATCGTGATGCCTGGACACGTGCCCACAATTTGCGCAGTAATACTGCACGGTGGACGCTTCCTGCGGTGCGGGGCGTTTGGTAAGTTCTGCATTGATAACAGCTTGCAGATCGTATGGATTGATCTGCGCTGCTCTACCGCCTAGCCCTCTAAGAACTGCGCGCCACACATTCCGTGCCTCATCCAGCGTCACGCTGAACGGCTGCGCTGCGGGTTGCGCGGCGAGTACGGCTTCTACGGCGGCGTAGACGCATTCTTCTTGACTTCCGTCGCACTTAACGACCGCTTTCTCTACGATTTTCTTCTGCTTCTCTGTCAGCATTTCATTCTCCCTTCGTGTTGCGCGGGCGACCCTGGCCAAGCAGCACTCGCCGTGCTGATTCATCTACGCATGCGTCCAACTGGTTTAATATTCTCAGGTTTAGCCCGCGATACTTGCGCGAATCTCCTGTTATGCCGTAGCGTTGCGCGTACATGATCCGGCGCGGGTTGTAATGCGGTCCGCCCTTGCGGATGGACTTAATCAGCAAGACGGTATTCATAGCTCTTCGTTCCTTCCCGCTTGCGCAGTTCGATTGTGTGACCGCCATAGAGTTGTTTCCTGGCATCGCGCAGGCGGGCGGTGAGGCTGCTATCGGAGTGCCATTCTCCTGTTTTGGCCAATATTTCGCGCTGAATTTCGTAAGGGGTGAGCCAGCGACCTGATTGCATCACAGCTAACACGTGGCCGACAAGGTTGAACGCTGGCGGTGTTTGCGGTCGTAATTCAAGCTCTAGCTGCGTCATAAACCCCCTAATCTGTTGCCATTAGCCTCATGATAAGCGGCGTTTTTCTTCCAAAGTGCGGATAATTCAATCAATTCCTGCGCTTGCCACGATTCACGTGGCCATTCCTGTGCTCGTGTGATTAGCTCTCCTTGCATATCCCTGGCCATCGCCGCGTAACTCCAATGCTGCTCTGCGCTTAATTTTCGGCCGGTTGGCTCATATTGGACCGTGGACGCGTCCGGCGGTACTGGTGGGGCTACCGGCTCACCTTGCGTCTCCGGCGCGAAATCAAAGGCAGTCTGTGCCGGAGACGCTTGCTTAGCTCGCACGTCAAGCCTTCGCGGTGATCGAGTCCAGGTAGGCATAGTAGGCAAGCTCTGCTACTTTTTCGGCAGCGGTAGCATTGTCTAATACGACCAGCGCGTCATGTATCTCCATCCGCAACTTGTCAATGTGCGCGACCTGCTTCAGCGTCAACATGCCAGCAACCGGCGCCGACTCTGCAGCCTTTACCGGGCGCGGCTTGCCCTTGTCTGCGCGTGGCTTGCGGTTGACTGGCAGCGCGATGCCAGTTTCCGCAAGCGTTCCAATCGCGCTGCCGGTTGGGTGGAGGATCGCGTCCACCTCGCGTTGTTTTGCTACCAGTTGTTCGGCGCTCAGGCCGAGTTCTGCGAGCGATTGTGCTTCTTGATTCTTCATTTGCGTCTCTTTCTTGGTGCGGGTTATCGCGGCGGTCTGTACTCCCCGTGTCACTGACCGCCGCGCTTCGTGCTTTACCGCGCACGGAGGTTATTTAATTCTGAGGCTGCGCTTCCCTGGCGTTACCTCAAAGGTGATTGCCGCCGGTATCGCTTCACCCGCCTTAAATCGTTCCTTGAGCGCCATCTTATCTAGCTCTAGCTTCATGCGTACCAGCGCCGGATTTGCTTGCAGAATTTCCTCAATGTCATGGCCCTCTGCCACGTCGAAGATCACATTATCGGCAGCAGCTTGGGTGTAGATGGTGAATTTGTCTGTTTTGATCTTGCCATTGAAAGCAAGATCAACCACCATCGTCATGCGTTCCTTGAGTTGCTTTGCGTTTTCGTGGAATCTGCTGGCCCGCTGTGCCAGCCGTTGCGCTTCGTTCGCGCACGCGTCCGCACTGGCTTCCAGGCTCCGCGTAACCATTGCGGCTGCTTCCACCACCCTAGGCCCAGACTGCATGATCGCATTAAGACGCTGTTCAAGTTCCGGCGTCAATTCACCCTCATTCTCAACCAGAAGGTCATAGATTTGTAGACCTTCAAAGCTAAGATCGTAGAGCGTGAGTTTATCAGAAGGATTGTTGGACATTACGTTTCCTCTTCCATTCGAGAGCTTCGGCAGTAACGCCGTGCTGTTGCCGTGCAGCCTGCACCTGAGCAGTACCGCGCTGGTCAATGACGGTTCCGTAGCCGAACTGCGCATTGCAGCGATCGTCACAGAACCTCTTTGGCCTCCGAACCTGCTCGTTACAATTCAGGCAAAGATTTGGAGGATTTATAGGATTGATTGCATATTTCATAGCGTTACCTCAAAATGGAATTTGGTCGTCGTTGAAATTGTCGTCCATCTCTGCCGGCAGGTCGTCGTCGGTGATGAAAGAGCCATCTGAAAGCTCGTTTCCAGTCTGTTTTGCTTCCGGCTTTGGCTCGTTGATGATCTGGCCGTCGATCTTCTTCCGTATCCATTCAGGAAGCTGTTGGTAAGAACTGTCATTGTCTGGGCCGTAATAAATGGGCGGTATTTCCGGTAAGAGCGTTTTTGCATCGATGCCCTTCATCAACTTGCCCAGGCTGGTGATGTTGGCATAGGTTTTCTCACCCTTCTCGACGTGCAAAATGCTAATCATGCAGGCTTTGCCAAGAATAGCGGACACGTCGAATTGCTCCGCCTCTTCATCCGTGAAAGACTTTCCGCGCCAGCTTTCAAGATCATGGCGTAGGTTAGCTTTTTCGTTCATGCTGGCAGTATAGGTTTTGCCGAGAATGGCGGGGCCGTTTAACTTCTTCCCGTCCTTTTCGTAGTCGATGCGTTCGTTGGGAAATTCAAAGCGGATAAAAACCTGCCGCTTTGGTTTGGGATACATGCCACTTCCGGGCTGTATTCCGAGATCGGCCACTATATCACAAATTGCAATATGTGTGCCAGCAGGAACCGGCTCAAAGTCGCTTCCGGTAGATTTCGCAGGGTATTTCAGCATACATCCTCCTTATTGAATACGTCGCCCCTCGGCATACTCAGCGCCTCAGCCATCATCTCCAACACAGCCCACTTCTCCTTATCGATTGCGTACTGCGGTGAGTTACGGTAAGCATCCCAGCCCGCATCCGCGTCGGCACCGTAGTCGTGCGATGGTGCCCAGCCGTGGCCGTCCTCGTCTGTGCGCGATGTGTGGGTCATGCGGACACGCTCTCTTCGGGTGCAAGTAGGCTGGGGCATTTCCACTCGAAAACAGGCACCACGCGCTCAGGAACGATCTGCTCTTCTTGCGCGGGAATAACATGCTCAGGCTCAACCTTCGTGCCGACCTGAAACTTTTCGCAGACATCGCTCCTCCACGCTGATACGCTGATACGCAATGGACCAAAATCTCGATTGAGACGATAGGACGCCATCACACCTTCCTCGACATCCTTATCCCAACCACCCGGAATCGAAGCTATCTTCGCTAACTCTTGTTTTGCGTTTTTGCCTTGGTGCCAACAGTGGAACCAAATCGTAGATGTTTCAGGGGTTCCAATTTCAGGATGGGCTTCAAGAAAGTCTGCAACATCCCGCAAATTCTGAACAAATTCCATATGTGACATGTCTACGCCTCCGCCTTCTCGGTTGCCTGAATCTGTTCTGCCTGTGGTTTGCGCACATAGGGGCAATCAACCGTCTTAAATCCAAGCGAATCAATCAATTTTTCAGTAAGACTGCGCTTGCCCGCGAGTACGTCATTGATAAATTGCGGACTAAATCCTAACTTCTCCGCAACCGCTTTTTGCGTCTGACCCTGACGGGGTGTTGCCTTCTCCCGTAGGTGCTTCAAGATTTCGCCTTCGGTGTAATGTCTCATGCACCCACATTAGCGGATTAGCGGAAACGTGTCAACGATAGTTTAATGCTAAACTACTTTTTTTCTCGGCGCGCCCCGTCTCGCCAGCGTGTCTGCAAACGTCCGCATCATGCGCTCGCGGTCTTCTGCGCTCAATGAGCGCGCGAAGGGCGTAGTCAACCACTCTTTGCGCTCGCGTTCGCGCTGGGCGGCTTTCTTGCGCGCGAGTTGTGCGTGTAACTCCTTTAGATACGGCGGCGCGCTGCTCACGATTGCGCCTCTTCGATTAGTAGGTCGCACATCGCATCGCATTCCTCATTTTGGCTGCGGTCACGTGCCATTGCTTCCTGATATTCAGAGTTGGCGCCATAGTTGAATTGCACAGATGGCGGAATAACCACCACCATAGGACATGGTGCATGTTGAGCAATTCTTTGGGAAATCCTCACGGCAGCATTTACACAGCACTTAACCTCTCCTTTACGTAAACGTGGCTACGCCAAACAGGGCGTGTCTCTGTTCGGGCATTACGAAAGAATCTAATCCATCACAGATTTAGAACTGAGGGTGTGTCAGTGCCCCCAATTGCTACACGTCAGGGCCGCAGAGTCTACGCTGTCAGCGAATGGTCTGCGTTTCGGTGTTCAATCGTTCCCTGATGCTGTTCGACCGGCTCCGTCGTCAATTTCTGTAATAGCCTTGATTCAAATGTCGCTTGGGGTGAACTCTGATCCTGGTGCGCCAAGCATCCGCCGGATGATCTCAATGAACGGAGCGCAGTCAGGGCGCAAGAATGCGGGAACGCGACAAACCGAATTTTCGGGGCGAATTCCAGTTTCGTACTCCTTGACAGTTGCGAATGTACCACAAGTGCGCTATGATTGCAAATGCGGGGGGAAGCCAACCCTCCTTATCCAGTGCGACGCCTTGACAGCTAGCATCGGCTACCCTCGCACAACTTCACAGTAAAGCCAACAAGGTTTGGGTCAGCTTCGGCTGGCCCTATTTTTGCGCCCGTGAGCGCATTTGACCAGCCGGCGTGCGGGTAGGCATACAATCAGCGGTAGAGGTGCCTCATGCTTACTATGATCTTGCTTGTGTTCGCGTTCGTTTGTTTCGCCCTGGCGGCGTTCTGGAATCCGGCGCCGCCGCGCGTTAATCTAATTGCGGCTGGTCTGGCGTTTTGGGTGCTGTCCGTGATTCTGGCCGGCCATAGCCTGTAGTCGCTTGCGGTAATATGACGTTGGAGACTTCCCATGTCTAGGCACAACCATCAATCGCCCGAAGAATTGCTCGAGCACATCCTCCACGAGCTGCGCGAGAATAATCAAGTTCTGCATGAGATTCGCCGCGAGCTTGCCCCTAAACTCTCACAAACCATTGTTTTCAAGGAAATTACCATGCTTTCCACTACAGGCGGAAACACTCTTGTCTATACCGGCACGCTGGCCCCTGCGGGTTCAGTACTCGCGCCGGATTTCGTCGCAATCGTCACCTCCAACGATCCTAACGTGTCGCCCGTTGTGGATCCTACTGGATTGATTGTGGCCATACCGCTGCCGTCAGGCTGGGTCGAGAGCGCGTCTATCCCACTGGCAATCAGCTATGCGACAACCAGCGCAAGCACAGGCCAGGCTCTCGCGGCCACGATTACGCCGTCTGTGGCAGTTGATCTGGCCAGTTCGATCTCGTTCGCGCAGACTCAGTAGCTCTCCCTGCACGGCAAATCGCCCATCTCCTAACCAGGGGACGGGCGATTCTTGTGTGCGGAGGGGTGACGCGGGAGTGGAGCGAGGGCGTGTTGCGGTTATGGTGCGGGAAACTGTTTGAATACTACCACCTAGCGATAAACCAGGCGAGCGGCTGCTCCAGTAGACAGCCAGCTATTATGAACAGCACGGCCCACATTGCCGCGCTCAGTAGGCAGCCGCTGACGATGCCGCGCGCCGCTGATGCCCTGTAGGTGTGTGCGTGCACATAGTCGCGGTCAGGCATGGTGCCGAAGCCGATGCTGAGCTCCTCGTAGCCAGTGTCGTACCATGCGCGATCGAGTTCGCGTTTGCGTTCTGGGATCATTGGGCGTCCACCTTCCTGAACGCGGCATCGATTACAATTCGCGCATATTCACGCCACTTGTTTTTTGTAGCGTTTGGCAACAGCGCCCAGGCTTTTAACATCTTTGCACGTTGCAGCCGTTGGCGCAGGGCATCAGCCGCAGCATCCACATTCGGCCAAAAGATCTTCGCTTGGTTCATTATTGCGCCTCCTGTTTTTCGGTGAACTTCTCAATACTTACCGCCGAGATGTGGATCTTGCCGTTTTGCCCTTGGCCCTTCCATCCCGTTAGCTTGCCTTCGCGGAAGAGTTTCTGAACATACTGCACATCCACGGCAAGGTAATCAGCGGCTTGCTTCGCGGTGAGCCAGTCGCGGGCGAGTGTTTGGGGTGTCATTTTGTTTCCTCCCTTGCATGATGTAAAGGTAGCGCAATACAATAATCACTGTCAAGCACAATCGTATAAAAACGTCTAAATAATTACACCAAGTATCATATCGTGGTATTTAGGGCTATATCTTTATATATAGATAAACTTGAGGCTGCAGGAAAGATGCGCTATAATCACGCCAATCAGGAACAGAAGGTATAATTTAAACCATGACGATTAAATGGACGCCTGAACTCGAAGATACAATCGCAAAGCGGCTCATAAATCGTTCATTGCGTAGGATTTGTGAAGAAGATAAAGATTTACCCTCTCGCGCTGCAATTAATGAAAGATTGACAGAGAATGAAGAGTTCTGGACCAAGTGCGCGCGGGCGAGACGTATTCAGGCAATGCAAAGGCTTGAATCTGTTGAACTTGATGTGGATTCATGTAATGCGGATAATGCTCGCGCTGTTGCTGTCAAGGTGAGCTATGCGCAATGGTTCGCAGAGAAAGCGCTACCGAAAGAATACGGGGCAAAATTAGCGCATACTGGCGCTGATGGTGATGGCCCAGTTAAGTTGATAATCGAGCACATTGGCTCAGATGGAGAGTGAGAGCAATGCTTAGTCTGATTGGCAGCACGGTAATTGTTATTGTTCTGGTGGTTGTGTGGTTCTGGCTTAGTAGAGATACAGCACACGATGGACGTTAAAGTACGACTGCAACCTAAACAATCCGCACTACTTAAACTCATCAAGACATCGCGCGCTGTAGTCATCGGCGCTGGTGGTGGCCGCGGCTCTGCTAAGAGCTCAGGCGCCGATCGTTGCCTGATTACGCTCATGCACGAGTGGCCTGGCCTGACTGCGTGCCTCATTATGCGCACCTGGGTTAAGCAGTTGGTGCCATTCCATTTAGAGCCTATACGCAGAGATTTCCCATGGGTCGAAAAAGGATTGAAGGCCTCGCCGCCGGCCATGTTGCGCATTGGTAAGTCGCGCTTAGACTTCAAATATGCGGAGAACTATGACAGTGTGATTGAGGCGTTCCGCTCAGGTAACTACGATCTTCTGGTGATTGACCAGGCCGAGCAATTCTCTGGCCGCGAGATCCGCGAGATGCGCAAGGCTTGCCGGTCAACTACGGGTCATGCTGCCAAGACGGTGCTGATCTTCAATATGCGCGGCGCCAGCATTCAAGAGTTGCGTAAATGGTTCCATTTACATGAAGTTAACCGCGATGAAGACCCTGCTGATTACGCGTTCCTGAAGATGAACCCATGGGATAACGTGGAATGGGTGCGCGCGTCGCTCAAGGATGATGGATACAGCGTCAAGGATTACTACTCGTGGACAGATGAGCAGCGCAAGGCGTATGCATCTACGCGTGGCCCGTATACGCGCCAGCTCGCAACTGACGATGAAGTAATACGCAAGGCGGACTGGGAGGGCGACTGGGATTCGCTGGAGGGTGCCTACTTCGCCAACAGCTTCGATCTGGAGTCTGTGCGTATCAACCCTGACCTGGTAGAGCAGATGCGTAAGCCATGGGCAACACACTGGTTCGCGCAGGATTGGGGCAAGGCTCACTGGTGCGTGACGTTGTGGGCATACCGTATCGCGCTCAAGCCGAGCGAGGCTAAACAGTTCTTGGATTGGGACTTAGAGCGGCAGATCAATGTAACGGTGCTATACCGCGAGATGATTATCAACGAGAAGGAGGCGCCAGATGTGGCACAGGATATTGCTGATTCTACGCCGGTTAGTGAGCGGCCCAAGCATAAAGCCTTCTTCCTCTCTCCGGAAGAGGTTACGGACGATCCGAATTCGATTGGATCACAAGAATCACGCCGGCTGAAGCTGAATGGGCTGCCCGGCGCGATCAAGGCTGACAATGACCGTAAGGGCGGATACGGCATGATGGGCGCGCTGTTCAAGGCAACCAAGGGTAAAGGTTGGGGCGTGGATAAGGATGGCAACCGCTTCCAGTACGATGATGCGGTGCTGGTATCGAGTGAATGTCCGGAGTGGTTGAACGCCATCCCGGCGCTGGTGCGCGACCCCAAGAACCTTGACGATGTGTTGAAGACGGACTTGAGCACGGCGAAGATTGAGCAGGATTTAGGCGATGCGGGGCGCTATTTGCTAAAATCCATGTTGAGTCCACGCAAGAAGAGCGCGGAAGAGGTATATTCTGAAAACATGGACGCTGCCGAGCCGGTCGAGCGCATGATGATGGCGTTCAAGCATACGATGGCGAAGAAGAAGCCGAAGCGGCAGTTTATGCCGCCGAGTTGGAAATCTAATATTAGGTGAGATTATGAATGAGACCATGAACACGCAAACCTCATATCCTGGAAGGCTCTCAACACCCTTCGTAAACCTCTCACCCACTTTTCCAGGGCCTGCCGAGTGGGCATTTCGATGCAAAGTAGCCCAGGAACGGGAAATGGCCTACCGCAAAACCCTACGCGGAAGGGTTGAGAACTTTCTCTATCACCTACGCGGGATAATCTCCGACTTGATCGCTCCAGAAGGGTGGAACGCCGAATGAACTCTCCCGAATGGGATAAGCAAACCGGGCGCTTGTGGGTATGGCCATGGGAACGCCACAGGATACACCTCGAAGAAGAGATTGACTATCTGCGCGCGCAACTCTCCCAGAAGCAGCGCCGGAACGATGAACTGCAGGAAGCGCTAATCGGGATTACCAAGCCGAAGCCGGCCATCCAGCGCGAAGTCAAGCCGGACATGAAGCCTGTTACTTTCCAACCCCGAGGCATAGAAGCATTTAAGGCGCAGCGCAGAGCGAACCCACCCAAAGAGACCGAAGCAGTTAAAGGACCATTCAAGACAGAGGAGGCACCAATTGGCATTTCCAGGTAAAGATGGTAAGCCGTACCCGAACCAGATGCAGGCGTTTCAAGCCAAACCAGCACCAGCCGCACCGCCTGCCGATCCTGGTGCCGACCCGAACGCGGGTAAGCCTAGCATTCAAGACGATCCCGAAGCCATGAAGCTCGTAGACCAGCTTTCGCAGATGGGCTACACTGGCGAAGATGTTGAGATGGCGATGGGCGGAATGGGCGGCGGTGCAGACCAGATGGGTGGCAAGGAAGCAACTGCTGCCGCGCCGTTGCAGATTCCGGGGTTGCAGTAGGCGTAATGGACTTCGAGAAGCAAAAACCTATCACCCCAGAGTTCCGCGAGAACTGGGAACGCGTCTACCGCAATGGCTGCCCGATGCTCGACGAGGAGACCAATGGAGACCAGAACAGTAACGCAGCGCCTAGACGATCTGGAGCACGACAACAACATGCTGCGGAAGAGAGATGCAGAGCGGCAAGTCGAGTACCAACGCCTTGAGAGCGAGTTTGAAGCAATGGGCGCAAGGTGCAACAAATTGATTCGAGTAGTCAACGAATTCATTGGCAGATTCGCAAGAGTCGCCAATTAAGGAGATGCAATGAGCAAAATCAAAAGTCTCAATATCGCTGAAACGCCAAAAAAGGGTGAAGAGCCGATTATCACTCTGATTGAAACGTTGCGCAAGTTTGACGACCGTCTTCAGGCTATCGAAGATAAAATCTTTGCTAACTCTGATGGTTCAGGCACTGCTCGGTACGAGAATTGGACGCAGCGCAGCGACGGAACCGACTATCCTGGTTCGTATGGAGTCGGGCCGGTGGGATCAGACGGCCAGCCGCTCAAGCCGTTTGTTCCGTACACTGAGACGGCGCCCACGGCTGTCGTAGTCCCCGAACCATATCCAGCAAGAGTGCCAACCACGAAACCGACCGAGGTTCTGAGTGGCAACTGAAGTCCAGAATCCTCCGACTGGTGATGAGGGCGAGACCGGGCAGGCGGCCCAGGAGTATGCCCCTGGTGAGCTAGCGCCGTCGATCATCACCAGCGCGAAGGTCTGGAAACCCAAGGACATTGAGGCGGTTGATCCCACATTAGTCAATGTTTTCATAACTTTAGCTGAATCGTGTTCGCAGGCGGATGAGGCTGCACGGCGCTTCTCTGTACTCCAAGTATGGGAAGAGCGGCACATGGACCGCGGCTACCAGTATCTTGAGGGCGGCCAGAATGGCGGCTGGAACATCATTGGCGCTGATGCAGGCAAGAACAAGAACGGCCTGGCAGAGACGAATGACGCCAATCTGTACGCAACCAATATTCTGAGTGCTCAAGGCGATATCAGCACATCGGCTCTCTGTCGCGGACAGATCAAGGTCAACTTCACGCCCAACAAGAGCAAGAATCCGATAGACGTGGCATGTGCGGATGAATCCAATAAATACAAGCACTTATGGTATGAGACGAATGACTCAATTTCGCTCCAGCGCTCAACGGCGGGCCTTGCATGGACTGATCCCCGCGGCGTTTTCTGGACGCGCACGGTAGCCGATAAAGCGTTCGGGCTGAATGAGGATGGATCTATCCGGACGCGAGAGATTACAAGTCTGCATGGCGTGCTGGAAACTAAAGCGCCCATGATGAATGACCGGCTCAATGAAATGAGCTACTTTCAAGTTTTTGAGGAGAGCGACTATGCAATCGAACGAGCCAAATACCCCTGGATGGGTGATAAGATCAAGCCGTCATGGGGGACAGCAGGTGAGTTGGAATTTGAACGCATTGCCCGAATCAATACAAGAATCGGAATTGTTGGAAAGTACATTACGGGGACTTCGGGAATCCGTGAGTCAACTGTCGGATATATGTGGTTTAGATCTGGAATGTACTTTGATGACAAAATCACCCCGCCCCAGCGCGAATGGCTCCTGAAAGAATTCCCCGAAGGCGTGTTTTGCATCCTTCACGGCAAGGAATTAACCTGCGCTTGGACTGAGAGCATGGACGACCATCTGGCGCTGGGCATGTTCTGCCGCGGATTTGGTCAGAACCGGCGCGCGCTTGGCTCTTCAGATATTCCCATCCAAAAGCGCATCAACATCTGGGCAGACCTTTGGGACAAGTTTGTACGCACAGCCATTAGCGTGACCGTGATGGACGACCAGGCATTCAACGCGGAAGCACAGGCGCAGTTGCAAGCCAGCCCTGGCCGCTTCGAGTTTGTGGCTGTGCCAGAAGGGCGGCCAATTACCGATTTAGTGACGCAAACGCCTGTTCCCACTCCACAGCCGGGCATGTACGAGATGTTCCAGTGGTATGTCGGGCCTCTGATTCAATCAATCGATGGTTGCACGCCGGCGCTATTCGGTTCAGGAGAAGGTTCGGATAATACGGTTGGCGCTACTCAGATTCGTTTGCAGCAAGCGCTCGAACGGCTTGGCGCCGCATGGATTGTGGCAAATATGATGTTTTCAACGGCAATTCGGCAGGCGGCCAAGTGTTGCGCAGAGAACGGGACTGGAGAAATCAGCGATACCGTCCCCGGATATGGCGATGTGACGGTAAATCCTGAGAATTTGAAAGGCAACGCGAAATGCCGCCCCGAAAACATCAATGCTATCCCGGAGAGTGGAGCTCAACGCGAAGCCAAGGTATTGCAAGTGCTGGACATGGCCATGCAGAATCAGGAAGTTGCTGCCGTAGTCGCCCGTCCATCCAATACGCGCGAAATCGTCAAGGCTTTGTCACTCGACGATATTATCACCGTGGATGAAGCCAACTGGGAAGACGGGGCGCTTGAAGATATTGAGCGGTTGCTGGATTCCGAGCCGCTTATCAATCCCGACTGGCAAAAACTCACAGACCAGTTAACCCAATTGAATGAGACGCATGAGCAGGCTAAGGAGCTTGCCAGTACAGCTGTGCAATCCGGAGAAATGCTGGCCGAAGAAGAATTACAGCAGGGCGAACAGCTCGAGCAACAAGTAGCCGCGCTCCAGAAGCAACTTGAGCAAGTTCCGCAGTATCTGCCCAGCGTACCGGTTGCTGAGGATGAATCTGAGGATCACGCCACAATTTCGGCTACGGTCTTTAGCTGGATGGGCGAGTCGGATGGCCGTTCACTTCGGCGCAAGTCTGAGAAAGAGCCTCCAGAGGGCGAGAACTGGAAGAAGTGGCAGAATGTCTTTCTTTACTGGAAGGGTCATAAAGATATGGCCGGCAAACTCAGCAAGGCCCAGGCACCGCCGCCGAAGTTGAGCATGACGGGTAAACTTACGCCGCAACAGCAGGCACAACTGCTTCAACAGGCAGCAGGGATACAGAGCGACCTACAAGCTGCCAATCAGCCCGACGAGCAGGAGACGGAAACAATTCAACGCACGCCGATGATGGAACTAAAAACGAGGACGAAACGGCGCTTATGAAAGACCGGATCGTGGGCTATCTCGTAAGGCACGGCGAGACGACGACAAACGCCGATGGGCGATATCGCTCATGGTCAGATCCGCCCTTGAACGATAAAGGGCTAGTGCAGGCTCGAGCAGCGGCTAAATTCCTGAGCAAAGAGCCGATCAAACATATAATCTCTTCGCCCTTGCTCCGCGCCTTTATTACTGCCGATATTATCGCCGGGCCGCACAAATTACAGGTCTTTCAGCATCGCGGGCTATTCCCCTGGCGGCTAGGCATCTTTACTGGCCTGCCAAAAGATGAGAACGGGGACGCGTTACGCCTGTTTGTCAGTAATCCAGAGGTTTGTATGCCAGAAGGAGAGTCGCTAAATGATTTTGAAGAGCGGCAATTTGCTTTCTGGCAAGCATCCCTTGAAATGGCGCATGATGGCGGGTTGACTGTCTACATCGCGCATACCAGCAATGTCACAGCACTGGTGAACTTCACGGAAGGCGCTCACGATATAGAGCCTGAGTTTGGCGATAGCGTCAAGCCTGGGGGAGTGGCCGCAATTTACTTCAACGGAAAACAACACCGAATCGAGCCGATCTTCGGAAATGTCGAAGAAGCGGTTTTCGGCGGATCCTAGGAGACCATTAATGGCTGATTCAGCAGTAGATTTCGCCTCACTCGAAGCAACTGATGCAACGCAGGATACTGGACAGGATTCCGGTGTCGATGCGGGGCAAAACATAGAAATTTCGCCTGAGAATCAAGAAAGTCAACAGCAGCAGACAGGCGTTGAGGGCCAGCAGCAGCCGCCGGAAGCATTAACCGGCAAAGCCATCCGTGATGCGGTGCGTAGGCTTTCCGCGACCTCTCCTGAAGACGCGAAGCTGCTCAAGCAACTTGCGGACACCCATTTTCGGGTTGCGACAGGCTACCAGAGTTCCTTCAAGACGCCACAAGAGGCTACTACGGCTAAGCAGTTGATTGAGGCTGCTGGCGGAGTGGAGGGCATCACTCAGGCCACACAACGGCTCCAGACATACGACCAGCAAGACGCAGCTCTCAAAGAGGGCAATCCTGAAGTCCTGGACGCAATGTTTAAGGATTTTCCCGAAGGTGCTGCAGCGCTGGCGCCGCACTACCTGGACAAACTCTCGCAGACGAACCAGACTGCCTATAACGAGGCAGTTGGACCTCATGCCGTGGCAATGCTCGAAAATGCTGGTTTGGGGCGCTTCCTAGACGCTGCACTGGCGGAACCGGATGAGGCGCGTTCCAAAGCGCTGGTAAAAGAGATTGCCGACTGGTTCAAGGGGCAGGCAGCCAATGCGAAACAGGTTCAGCAGGCCCGCACTACCCAGAATCCGGGCGCTGACAAGATAAAGCAGCGCGAGACGGAACTGAATACACGCGAAGAGAAGATTTTCCGCGATGCGGTCGCAGCCAAAACCAATGCCGCCATCAGCCAGCCGGTCGCTCAGGTAGTCGATCAATACGCCAAGCAGTACAAGCTTAACGATGTTCAGAAGGCGCATTACAAGACGACCCTCGAAAACGCTGTAATTGAGGAAATGAACGCCGATCAAACGTATCGACAGCAGATCGACCTGCGTTATTCCAACAAGAGCCGTACCCACGATACGGTATCCAGCTATGCTGCAGCGGAATTCAACCGGCGAGCCAAAGATAAGGCATTCGAGGTAGCGAAGAGCATTTACGGAGCGCCTAAGGGCGGAGCCGCGCAGAATGGCACTGGTATAGTCAAACCTGGCGAGCCTAAGACGGCTCCCGGCGGTGGGCCTCTCAAAATCACTGCCCAGCCGCCCGATGCACAGATCGATTGGAATAAGCCAGATGCGGATACCGCGCAATTGAACTTCATTAAGGGGCGCGGCTGGACCAAATCAGGGCATTTCGTGAATTGGCGTTGAGTTGTGCTATGATTTTGCGTAGAGATTAATGGCAGCCGGGAAAGACCGGCAGAATCTCCCGGCTCGTCGAGGTCACGCCTCGGTAAAAAGTGTCGGCCATATAGGAAGATTCTCCAGACGTAGAGACCGTAACACGTCAACTGACGGCGCGCAATTGTGCCGTTTGGGAGAATTCACATGGCACTCGGCACAGAAGCAGCCGTAGAATCCGTAGAAGTAGAAGCGTTTGCAACCACAATCCCATCGCTCATCCCCATGAGCAAGACGCTCTATTCGCTTGCACAGGAACGCTTTACCAAGATTCCTGTATCCTTTCAAACCCTCGCGGGCGCTGTCGGCGGCCAAAGTTCCGTGGCCCGTCCTTCCTTCCGCGTTCCGTTCCGTGTCCAGGGTGGCGCTTATATCTCCCAGGGCACCGGCGACGGCAACTCTCTTGGACGCGGCAACTCGTCCGTGTGGCAGGACTTCACTCTCTCGCCCCTTTGGCACTATGCCGTCAACGAGGTAACCCACCTTTCGCAGCTTGCCACCAACGGCAAGAAACGCGGGCTTATTTCCTTGAAAGCTGAAGAGTTGAAGAATTCACTCGACAGCGCCATGGCTGGTATCGAAGGTCTGATGTATGGCGACTCTTCGGGCGCCATCACGCAGATCCCCACCACAGCTACCATCGTCACCACCGGCCCCGGTTCCATCACCGGTGTGCGTGCGATGGCTTTCACGGATAACCAGGTGGTGCAGTTCTTCCCCAGCGAGGGCGGAACTGTACGCGGGTATGCCACTATCAGCGTGAATGACCCAGTGACGTCCACGCTCTACTTTCTTGGGGGACTGGCTGCAAACTCCAGCACTCTCACCAATGGAACCTCTCTCGCAACGACCGTTCTAGCGGGCGACTATATCATGATCGCCGGCTCTTCGGGCGTTACCGGTGAAGGAATCTACGGCACAACTGCTTGGATCAACTCGGCAACCTCCGGGTACCAGGCCGGCGTCAACCGCGCCACCTACCCCAGCCGCGTTTCTTCGCCGTCGATCAACCTGAACGGGGGCGCTGTAACCGCAAGCCTCTCTCAGCGCATCGAAGCATTGCTCGGACGCGCGATGGGCGGCTCCAATAAGACCAAGGATTCCGGCATCTACCTCTTTGGCGAGGACCAGGCTTTCGCAGTTGCGCAGACGAACTACTATAACAAGCAGATCGTCTTGCAACAGTCCTCAAATGAAGGGAATACCGGCAAAGTGCCGGATGTGAGCAAGAAGTATTTCCAGGGCACCTTTGGTGGCCGGGATGTGCATCTTAGCTATGTCCAGCCTCTTGGCCGCATCGACATGCTGCTCACTGCCGACTGGTATCTCGGCGAGTTGGTTCCGCTGCAACTGTACGATTTCGGCGGCGGCAACACGACCATGCCGGTTCCCGATCCTTCAAACAATGGCTGGCTGACCACCAATCAGTTTGCCTATGAACTGTCCTTCAACATGGCCTGTAGTGCGCCGAGACATCAGTTGTATGTTTACGGCGCCAGCAGCCCAACTATCTAGCCAACTAACTGAAAACAAAGGGGCTGTAGCAATACAGCCCCGCAACACAAGGAGACCAAATGTCAAAGCAACATGAACCGATGGAAGTAATTGACCGGCGAACAAAACTGGACACTGAACCTGCCAGTGAGGAAGCGCAGACGCTTGTTTTAGAGCCGGAGCTATCCCTCGTTGATATTGATCGCGTCTACGATGATCCGCTGCCTATCTTCGACCGCGTGCTCATCCGGCGCAATGCAGAGGCAACCACCTTTGCCGGAACCAGTTTCTTCATTCCAGAATCCGCGCGCAAGTCGGCAAACCGGGGTGTTGTTGTGACAACTGCCAAGTTCTACATCGTGGAAGGAAAGTCCTTTCCTATGAAAGAATTAGTAGTTCCTGGCGACATAGTGACATTCAGCGGGTTCAATACTGAAGACATTGAACTAGATGAGGGCACATTCACCCTTTGCAGCGTTTTCGATCTCAAACTGATCGAGAAGTGCCACTTCAAATTGGGGGTTAGTTAGATGCAACTGGCCCACAGCGCCGCGCCGGAGCGCCTAAAGCCGCCTGAGCACTTCCAACGCCGACTCACAGAGGCTGGCGGTTTCAATCGCTACCGCCAGCCCCGCTTCAAACTCGCCTGGGCGCAAACGGAGACGATCCGCCGCGGTGGAGAGTTTGAGACAATGGGCGAAACGCACACCGGCTATCGGGATGAGTTGCTTGCCGATGGTCTGCCACATTGGATGCTCTTGCAATGGGTAGATGCTGGTATGTGCATTGAAATGCCGCATATTCGTCCGCAGTCAGACGTAGCATTTTACTCTGAGAATTGTTGCCCAAAGACCGGACTTCAGATTTTAGGCGAATATCCCTACCACGGCAGCTATCAGATTGCGCTTAACTTGTGCGCCAAAATCTTCAATGAAGGTAAACTCTACATCGAGGCATTTCCGCTATCGACGGAGATTGTAGAAATGATGGTGCCTGTTATCAAGGCCTCTCTGCTGCTTTCGCATGAGTGCAAAATGCGCTTCATGCGAGAACAGAACGAGAAGGAAGAAATGGAACGCACCAAAGCTATCGGTGATGCCTACGATTCCATCAAAATCAATCCGAATCTTCATACCTCATGGCTTGAAGATAAACAGCGTTCTATTGAGCGCAACTTCAACGCGGCACTCGTCACAATGATGCACCGCAACCGCACTATGCAATCCCAAAGGAGACTCAACTGATGGAAGCCATCGAATACAAACCGGAAATAGCCGCGAGACATGCTGCAGCCGTCAATGAGCAGTTCTTTCCTGTTAATATCACCGAAATTCAGGAGAACTTTGCTCCGTCGTCAACACCAATCTATGTTTACAATGTAGCGCCGCTTGAATTCAACGAGCCGCGCTTCCCAAACCATCCGCATATGCTTATTAGGGCGTGTCCGACGGATGAGGCCTATACGCTGGTCAATTCAATCACGCATCCCTTTCCAGAGAGCTACCGTGACGAGAACGGCAACCGGCTCGTGCGGTGGATTAACGGATACCGCGAAGCCACGCGTATGCTTGCGCCGGGAAACCCCGGAACCGATCAGAACTTTTCGGATGTGAACGCGCTCAACGTGGGCGGGAACCTGAACAACTTCGGGGTCTTCTGGAGTACGAACAATCCGCCAACTTCACAGGAACTCAAGGCAGCCCGCAAGCGAATGGAGACAACTTTCCAGAACGAATTATCAGAACTGGCCAAAATCGAAGCCGGTCCTGGCGGAGTGAACGAGGCGGCTGGCCGTGCCAACCGAATCAGCCATGCTGCAGTCGAACATTTCAACAAGTTCCGGCTTGCCGGCAAGAAACTCTCCTATTCCTGGCATCGTACAGATTTGGTGCCTGACCAGGCAGAAATGAACAAGGTGAATTGCGGTGCCTGCGGCGAGAGCATTCAGCCGACCGCGCGTATCTGCATTCACTGCGGCGCTCCAACGGACGATGAAAAGCTTGAACGCTGGATCGAACAGAAGTTTTCAGAAAAACGAGGACCGGGCAGGCCGCCTAAAGAGGAAGCGGCCTAACAATCTTCCAAGGGCAGAGCGGGTCATTTATCGGTGGCATAGAGGATGGTCTCCATCAACTGTCAGCCCTGCAAAGCCCTTGGATGTAAGATGAGGTGGACATGCCGATTGGCGGGAACAATGCGTACCCTTCTCTGGAAACTATCGCCAACCTTGCGCGCAGTAAGGTAAACGACGATAAGGCTGGTGCCACGGGTAGGCCTGGCGAGGGCCAGATCCTCACTGATTCGAGTGTTACCCTCCAGAACTTCATGAATTCATCCATCCGCGATACCTACCGCGATGTGCGAATCATGGGGCAGCCAACACTGATTGCCGACAATTACATCATCTACAATCTACCGCCGGTCAACTCAGAGTGGGGCGTAGGGGCAATGAATCCTGCAGTGCAGACATCGCTGCAATTCACAGGCTTCTTTGATGGTCTGCTGAACTGGCCAAACGTCCTGCTCCCCGGAAATCTGCTTTACCCACTGGAAATGTGGGAACGTCAGAGTGGGTCAAACTATCCCTTTCATAAGATGCGGCAATCAGAGGGCGCGCTGGCTCCGCAGAACCAGGTGCAAGCATTAGGCGAGTGGGAATGGCGCACCGATGGTATTTGGATGCATGGCGCGACTGGCTATATGGACATTCGCCTGCGTTACGTTCTCACCTTTGCCGATTTGGCTTTCTCGTCAATCAACTGGGAAACGACCTATGTCCCAATTCTTGATTGCCAGGAAGCTGTCGCAGATAAGATTGCGGCGCTGCATTGCTCTCGTCTCGGCGGCGCGGCTTTAGCCGATGCCCGCTTGGATGCAAAGGCATCCATCTTCAAACTCAGGCAGCAAATCACGCGAGACCGTCAGATGATCGACTATCAACGCCAGCCCTACGGAAACGGAAAAGCTGGAGCAGCCGGAAGGCCCAACGCACTTTACTAGGAGAAAAACATGGCAACCGCAGTTTTGACAAAAACTCTCTACAATGCACCTTATGGTCTGGACCTCACCGCGACCAGAACCTACGAGCATGGACTCCTCAGTTTTGCGGCAGGTGATTACGTTGCTGGCGGTTTATTGCCCAACTGGAGTCCAACCTCAAAAGCCTTGACTCCATTTCAAGATACTTCTGCACAGAATGTTGCAGTCGGGCATTTTACGCAGCCGGCCTCTTTCACAATTACCAATATTGCGCTCACATCAAACGTGGTAACGGTGACGGCAAAACACAGCCTCGTTGCAGGTCAGTGGGTGACATTCTCTGGATTGACTACGGCGCCATTCCTTAATGGCTTGACACTCCAGGTAGCATCTGTGAGCACAACCGTTTCCTTTACGGTGGCTTTCACTCATGCCAATGTAGGGAGCGCGGCAGAGACAGGCAACGCGGTCCAGATCATTGGGCCGGATACGCTTTGGCTTCAAAGTATCTCAGGTTCCGGCTGGATTTACGGCTACAACAAAGCCAACGGAACTATTCAGATATTCACCGTCGATGCTGCTGTCGTCTCAACTCAATACGCGCTGATCGAACTCGCTGCCGGCGCACTCCCAAGTACCGTGGTAAGCGATATTGTGGAGTTTGAGGCGGAATGGGTCAGGGCTTAATCGGAGGAAACCTTGGGCCACGACCTTAAAGGCCGCATGTCGGCTATGCTGGAAACCTTTGCGGGTGTTGTGACGCTTACTCAGCCTCATGACACCCCTGAAGGTGGCAGCCCTAGAAATACCAATTGCGATTACGCTGTCGGCTCCGTCTTCTCTCGGCAGGGGCTCGTGAACCCCTTTACCTATTCAGGCAACTCTGTGGGACCGTCTCCGGGTAGTTCCGCAGTAGATACATCGATTGGTGGATCAGTCTGGGCAAACCCTGGCAATGCATTGCTAAATACAGGCGTATATGCAACAGCCAACCTGTTTACGTCTGTTTCCGCATCTTCGGCAACCTCAAATGGTTCATCTGTTGGTGGCGGCGTAGCATGGACGAATCCTACCAATATCGACAGTAATAGCGCCTTTGCAACCGTCTCGCTCTCATCGGGAGGCGGCGGCAACGTGACACCGAATCAGACAAATGGTTCTGTGAACGCAACCGCGACATCTACTGATCAGTATGTTGATAAAACAACGACACTGCTTGGTTTTAATTCAACTCCAGCCACTTCTGCGACTCTCTATGTAGCAGTGGCGAGCGGCATGATCGTATCTGATGTTGGTTACGTCAACCTGAATTATTCTATAGACAGCGGAGTGACCTGGACAACAGTTTACCAATGGAGTAACCCTTTTGGGCCAATTACTGTTCCGATCTTAATTTCTGGCATCACCAATCTCAGTACCGTTCGTGTCCAGATTGAAGTCAACATAGAATGGGGTAGCCGTGGATCCGCACCGGTAACACTGACAGCGCATATAACAAACTGGTACGCCGTAATTCCTTCTGGCTCTAGCCCAACCGCGCAAACCCTGAGCGCAGCCATCACGGGATTATGGATACCCAGCACAGCAACCATTACCGGAGTGGGGATTTCGTTCAATGCGGATTATAGCGGGGCCGCTCCCTCATTTCAGGTGGCGCTTTCGGTAGGCAATGTTACTGATGCTGTTACGCTCACAACTAGTCCCACTGTCTATACGGAAGGCGGCAACGGATCTTTGTGGGGGTATTCAAGCTGGACGCCTTCGACGCTTTCCACGCTTCAAGTGAACCTCTTTGCATCAACAACTGGAACCACAACCGTCAACGTGAATGAGTTGCAGGTCACTGTTTACTATTCTGGTGCAATCGCAACAGACGCACTTGATATTAAGCAGTTCGGGTTCTCGCTTCCCGCGACGGTAACGCCGCAAGGATTCACTTTAGCTATCAAAGGTTATGCCTCCGCAGCCAGTACCCTCAACGTGCAAATGCTCAAGGCGGGCGTCCCGGTCGGGAATGTTGAATCGGTTGCGCTCAATGTAGGCTCTGTAACCACGCTTTCGCTTGGCGGCATCAATGATCTATTTGGAGGAACATGGATTTATTCAGACCTCAACAATACAACTTTTGGGGTGCGCCTAACCGCAACAGGAAACAACGCGGCTGAAGTATTTATAGGATATGTGACGCTCAAGGCAGATTTTCTGCCGACACAAGAGAACTTTAATTTCATCGCTACCTATGAAGATGCATTCGGCAACATCTACAATGTGGCTCTCGATGCGTCAGGCGAGTTTTGGATTGAATATGTGAGCACGAATCCCGGCGTGTTGGTTCCCCTATTTGGTGGGCCTCCGGCTAATAGTTTCGCCAGTTCATTCACAGCCAACTCGCGCCAATACATTGCAATTTCTGATCTTCTACAAGGCAGCTATCCTCCTCAACAGATTGTGGGCACAACCCCCGCACAGACTGGATGGAATGATCGCGTTTCGCAGGTAGGCCCAGGCGCGCCCCCATCCTTCAGTGGAACATTAGCCGCAAGTAATTCAATTTCCATCACAGCCTATTCATATTCCTCCGGCATCCTCACGCTTACGGCAACCAATACGCTCACGGCGGGCGAGGTCATTGTCATAAATGCGCTTTCTACAGATCCTCTTTATGCGCTGAATGGAAAGCTATTCAACGTACTTGGCACAGGTTTAGGGCCGACCGCCTTTGAGATTGCAGAGACTACGGTGACGGGTAGCGGAAGCACGACCGCCCAAGCAGCCTCACAATATACTTATCCGGTTGTGGCTTCCCCCAACGGCATCACGCAGTTTCCTTTCTGGAATTCCGCACAGGGCTATCAGAGCCAATTGGACGACATACTCTGGAGCGCCGGGCCGGGCTCGACTAGTTCTGGAAACGTGGTCACTGTCTACTATCTGAACGCTTATACGCATCAGACGGGCGTAGATGCAAATCTTGCCAAAGCTATACAGCAGGCTCTTTTCCCGGTCTATGTCTATGTGAGTGGGACGAATATGCCTGTTGCGAACGGAACCCAACTGGTAACAGGAACAGGAATTGGCACTCCTCCGGGAGGAGGCGACCAGCGCTACTATTTCACCTTCAATGTAGCATCTTCAAGCTATAGCAATATCGGCGGCGGTTCCAATGCGCAGCCGGGACAATACCGCCTGACTGTAGCCACCCTAACAACTTCGCTTCCCCTTCCCGGTGTACAAACGGGTGATGCGGTCACAATTTCAGGCGATCCGGTCCCGGCATGGGACAATACTTGGCCTATCGTGAACGCACTCAATTCCGGCTCCTATTCGATCTCACAGACTTCAATGGCTGCTGGGATCGCTACCTACAGTTGGGCGCTCTCGGGTGCAACTTCTACACCTCCAGCCGCGGGCCAATTAGTCACCGTAACTGGAACGCTGAACGGAAATGGCATCTTCAACGTTACCGATGCGGAGATTGCCACGGTTACGGGGACAAGCTCTGGCACTTTTACCGTGGCCGGCTTCGGCGCGCAGACGTTTTCAACGCAAGCGGAAGTCGCTCAGGCGACTACTTCGGGGACTAAATTCCAGATTGATCCGGGCGCATTGACCCTTGGCAACGCGGCGGATAATCCTATTTACGGCAATTCTGGCGGCGGCTACATTACGCTGGTTGGCTCCTCTTCAGTTGTGGTAGGAACAGGAACGCGCAAAGGGACAGTTTTTTTTATCACCCGAAATGGTTTTTGGACCTGCCCAGCGCCCCCAGTGCAGTTCAACACAAACGAGAATACGAACTATATCCTGGTGAGCAACATCCCCATCGGGCCTCCGAACGTGATTGCGCGCGGCATCGCCTTCACCGAAGCAGGGCAGGAAGGACAGCCGGGCGCGAGCTACTACACCATTCCTACCCCGGTGCAATTTGTCTATAACGGCATCACGTATCTGTCCTCTTCACTCATCATCAACGACAATGAGACGACCTCGGCAAAGTTCACTTTTCCGGATAATGTGCTACTCAATGCGGAAGAGATTGACATTCAAGGGAATAACCTCTTTGCGCTGGGAGAATTGGGCGATGCGGCATGGTGCGCGCAGTATGCTGGGCGCCCCGTCTATGGCCGGGTACGCAACAAAATCCAGAACTTTCTAAATCTCAGCTTCGATGGTGGATACAATCCGAATCCAGGCGGAAATCTGCTGCCTTTAGGCTGGGGGCTTGATCCGGCCAGCAGCCCCTCAAATAGTCCGCCTGATCTGCTGATATCGCCTGTCTTTGGGAACTCTTACTATATCCTGAACGCCACAGGCGAGACGCAGGCTGTTCTGGGCATGATTACGCAGTCAGCCTACCAGGATTGGCACTATGTCGCCATTCTCCAAAACCAGACACCCTACAGTGTGCGCGTAACGTGCAGAACGCCCTCCAGCGCGATCGCAGGCTCTCTGGTAATCGATCTGACCAGCTACAACGCCGGAAGCGGCTACGGCCAAACCTACGGGAGTTTTACGCTGGCTTTGAGCGCCATGACTTCCAATATGGCAACCTATACCGGGACGTTGCTTACTTCAACGACGCTGAATATCCCCCCAGACGTGCTATTGCGCGTTTGGGCCTCCGGATTAGCGGCGAATGCGGATATTGAGATCGATCGCATCGAGATTTATCCGACGCTGGCCCCGACGAATCTGACTGCGCTCCAAATCGGCTATAAAGATGATTTTGATTCCTTCGACCAAGTGACAGGCAACGCGGATACAACCACAGTCAATGCGCAGCCGGCCAATGGCGCATTTGAGATGAATGATCTGCTTTACGTGGTTAAGGAAAGCTCCCTTGGCTACCTTGCGAACACGCCCAACCAGGAACCTCAAAGCTGGAACCCGTTTAAGGAAGTGTCGAACGTAGCCGGCGCCTGCGGAATCAATGCTTTCGACGTGGGCAAGAAATGGGCTGCGATGGCCTGCCAGAATGGATTTTTCCTTTTCAACGGTGGCGAGCCGATTCCGATACAACTAGAATATCCAGACATTTGGCAGGCTATCAATTGGCCTTATGCACAATCTCTTTGCCTGCGCAATGATACCGCTAATAATCGGTTTGTAATCGCTTGCCCGATGGCCACGCCGAATCAATGGTGCCCCGAATTTGAGGAAAATGATGGTACCGGGGGGAATAACGTCACTCTGTTTGTGAACTATGATGGCATTGGGACCATCGAAGAGCTAATGAACGCCAGTCCGCTGCACGTCACGCTTATGGGAAAGTTAGCAGTTCATGACATGCGGCGCAAATGTTCGCTATGGTCGATTCCCAGTCCTTACATGGCAATCTGTAAGCGCAGCGAGCTTTTCTCCGAGCTGATGTTCTGCAATGGCATCCAATCGAGCAAAATCTATACGCTTGGCTCGTATACAGCTGGTGCTGATGATGGCGTTCCGTTCAGGTCGAGCTATTGCACGTATGGTTTTGTAGACCAAGCCAAAGCAAAGGAAAATCCAGTCTTTGGGATGCACAACAAACGGTATGTGTACTATGATCTGCTGATTTCCGGTAACGGTAGCATCAACGGCGGCACTCTGAGCATCGAATTCTTCCAAAACGTGCTTAATGCGCCGTATCCGTTCACTGTTCCGGGAGGCGTAACGCTTTCCGATCCGGCGACAAATGATATTGAAGGCCCGCTGGATGAATTAGGGCAGAGAATGTTTGTTGAGATTTCAACCTACGGCGAGGGATGCTATTTCAACCTGTCTCGCATTACGCTGGTAGCCCAGGCAGATGCTTGGAGTCCTATACGAGGGAAGTAGTGGCACAACCTAGCGGCCAACTCGACGGCAGCAGCCTTTTGGCGGAGATTTTCGCCAAAGATCCGCGTCACGGCCAACTTCTACAAAATATCATAGATGCTGTGAATAAGGTTGCCCAAAATGCCGGAGTATCGGCAACTGGCGAAATTCCGGCGCCAAAGCCACCGGACTCGGTCTCTGTGACCACTGCGGGGGAAATGATGCACGTTTCCATCTCGCATGGGGGGCGTTTGCAGCGCGGGGTCAAGTATTTCTCAGAAATAGCGGCTTCGACTTCCGGTGAGCCTGTATTTAGCCAGCCAATCGTTAAAGACCACGGCACAAGCCGCACCCCAGAGCCGTTCTCACTGCCAACAAAAGACGCTACAGGGCACCCGTACAGCTATCATGTACGTTCCTATGCTCAGAACCCCGGCGGCCCGCCCTCGGCGGCAACGATTGCCCCCGGCGGACCATTCACAATGGCGGGCAGCACACAACTAACGCTTTTACCCTCAACAGGCAGCGGTACAGCGCCAAACAGCGGCCAAAGCGCCGGCCAGGGGCTCGGCAAACAGCAAACGAGGCAGTCATGATGGTGCGAGACGCAAAACCGGAGGATTTCGCAGAAATTGAGCAGATTCACGCCGCGATGGGCATGGATTATGCATTACCTGAGCTAAATCACCCTCTTTTTTTGGTGCGGAAGGTTACGATCGACGATAATGGGGCGGTAATTGGCGCGTGTTTTCTGCGCATCACAGCAGAGACCTATCTCTGGCTGAAACCGGACGCATCCCCTCGTGATAAAGTTGATGTGATGAATGAGATGCAGCCGGAAGTTCTCCGCGCGGCATGGCAAAACGGATTAGATGATATTGAGGCCCGCATACCTGAGACCGTAGAGCGGCGCTTCCAGAAACGGTTGAATCAGTTGGGGTGGAGCAAAAACCGCTCCGGCTGGTCCCCTTGGACGGTGGCGACTCGTGCGTGATTCTCAAGTAGCAGCCAATACAGCAGGGCAGGCAGCAGCTGGATACGGCTCAACTGCCGGTAGCATAAATGCCAATCTTACCCCCTTTTTAACCCGGCAAATGGACAATCCGCAAGGCATGAGCCAGCGTGACGTTGGCGCACAGGTGACGGCGGGTTTGGCTGGTACGGGTGGCGCTACGGCTGGATTGACTGGCGCTGTGGGAAAGATGGGCGCAGATACACGCAACCCAAAGGGATTCTCCGGCGCCCTCGATGCCGCTGCACAACAGCGCGATAAAGGCAATGCGATGGTGGGCGAGAAAATTGCCGCCAACAATGCTGACGTGAAGCTCAATCAGCAATCCACAGCTGCGGGCGATCTAAGCAAACTTTATGGCATGAACACGGCTGCCCAAACGGGTGAGGCTGGGGTGCAAGCAAAGGATTTGGATGCCGCTAATCAAATTACCCCCGGCTGGCAGATTTATATGCAAATGCAGAAAAATGCGGAACAGGCAGCGGCAGCAGGAGGGGGGGGATAATGGGCCTCACATCAATCATTCCGAGTCCTGATGACCTTAAGCGCACGATGGGCAGTCAGCCGCCGATGCTTCCACTGATGGGTGGCAAGCCGGATGCTAGTCCGCCTTCGGGCGGCTTGCCTTCACTGGGTGGACTGCCCGCTCTTGGCTCGACAAATACGCAGGGAATGGGACAATTAAGGCCAATTGTCACCAGCCCGCGCCAGCAGCAGGAACAGGATTTGCAGTCGAAGATGCTTCAGAAGCCGGAGGGGTTCTGGCAGAATTTGCGCCACGTAGCAGGTATTGCTGGACGTGTGGCCGGAGATATTGTTGCGCCGGGCGAAACAGAACTCATCACACACTCGCTTGGTCAGTCAGGCATCGGACCTGAAGCGAACCCAATCCGCGCAAAACAACTCGCCGGTCTCCAACAGCAGGACGTGACTGAGCAGGACGCGGCCAGCAAGCGCGGGCTGGAAGCTGCGCAGGCGGCGAATTTCAGCGAAGAAGCAGCCGAGATGCCAGGAAAAACCGCGAGCGAAGAGGCACTGCAAGGCGCGCAGACTTATCGCGCATACAATCCTCTTGCCACATCGGATTTTGAATTATGGCATCAACAGAATCCGAATGGGACAGCGCAAGAATATCAGCAAGTTCTTGCAAAACCCTTGACACAACAAGATGCTGATTCCCGCAATGCAATATGGGATAAAATCGCAGATCAATATCATCTTCCTAAAGGCCAGTTCAAAGCTGGAATGCCTTCTGCAGATGCCGCGCAATTGGCCGGGTCTTTAAACAATGTCATCAGCCGTGGTCAAGGAGCACAGTCTATAACCATTAAACAGGAAGCCGCAGGAAAAAGCGGAGATGCGCGAGCCGACAGGAGTTTCCAATACAATCAAGGAGAACTTGACAAACTAACTAATCCAATCTCGCAAATGACTATGCGTATGGGCCGCTTGCAAGATACCATCAATCAGAACTCTCCACAGGCTGACGCCCTCATGGCTCCTGAATTGCTCACCATCATGGCTGGCGGTCAAGGGTCAGGCCTACGCATGAATGAGGCTGAAATTTCGCGCATTGTGGGAGGTCGTTCTAACTGGCAATCACTCCAGGCTAGCGTAAACAAGTGGCAAACAGACCCATCGAAGGCTAATAGTATCACGCCGTCTCAACGCCAACAGATACGATCTCTTGTACAGTCTGTTTCACAAAAATTGAACGTCAAACAGGAGGCCTTGAGTCAGGCAGCAGGCGAGTTAATCGATTCGGATGATCCGAAGCAACATAGGGCTATCGTGCAGCGTGCGCGCACTATTTTGAATAGCATCGATGAAGGAACACAGGGAGGTGGCAATCAATCAGCGCCTGGCGCATCGCCACAGCGGCCAGCTGGTGTTCCTTCCGGCTACAACTGGAATCCTCAAGGAAATGGAGGTAAGGGATCATGGCAGCCGCCCAAGCAATAGAGTATGACGCTCAGGGAAAGCCTCTGCCTCCAACCCCGACAGGCGTTGAATACGATGCTCAAGGTAGACCCTTATCCTCTTCCGCTGAACCGCCCAGCTTCTTTGAAAGCCTCGGCCATACTTTTGGCATTGGTAAGGAAGAAGAAGCAGAACGACAAGAACATCCCATCCGTTCAGCCATCGAGAGCTATCCTCCCGTAGCATTAGCCGAGGGGCTTGGACGCGGATTTATGCGAAGTACCGACGAACTCGGTAAGGGTGTAGATGCCTTGCGCGCGGGCAATCCTGCCGAGGCGGGGGTCCATGCAATCTCAGCAATTCCGTTCGCTGGTCCTGGCATGATGCGTGCCAGCGAGCAAGCACCGGCCTCAACTCCAGATGAATCTTACCTGAGTAGGATTGGCGATGTGGCAACAAATCCGGGCGCAATGGGGACGCTGGCCGGAACTGCGTTGCAGGTTGCCCCGATGGTTATGGGAGACACGGCTGGAAGGATCACTCGGCCAATCTCTGACGCAGTGACGGGCGGATTGAAGCGCTCCGGCGAAGGTATCCTGAATCGAACGGTTGGGGCAACAAAGCCAGATTTCAGCCACGGCGCGAACCCGGCAGGTGGTTATCTCGCTGGTGGAGGAAAACCGGCTTGGACGATGGGTGGTTTGGCAAGAAATGCAGAAGGCGTAAATGCGCGCGCTGGGGCAAAACTAGGGAATCTCTACGATACGGCGACGGCGAAAGGAGTGGGTTTTCCAGAGACAAGTGTGCGCAGTCAACTTGAGCAACCGCTATCAGTCTATGAAGCAGAACAGGAGGGGCCGGGTGCTACGGGGGCTAGTCCGCTGATAGGAGAATATCGCTATCGCATGATGTCGCGCCCTCCTAGTGGAAGGTTGCCCTCTCCAATTAGGGGTTTTCTAGCTCCTCCAGTACAAGAAGTACCGTTGGCGGACTCTCCGTATATCGAAGGTAGACCTTCTGAACCTATTCGTTTAACACAAGCGAACAGACCTGGCCAACTGCAACTCCAAGCCCCAACATTGAGCACGCCTATGGCTCCAGGTATGCAAGGGGAGTTTCCAGGAAGGCTGGCCTCTGCTGATACGGGAATCAGGCAGACAGAGTTTGGGGATCATCCAGGGATGGGACAAGCACAATACATGGGGGAAATTCCCGGAGAACGCGGCGGCCCTGGTCAATTCAATGGAGTATGGAGGAAACAACCGCCTCCGATGAGCAATTCAACTGTTCCAGGGAAGCCTTATTACACGCCCAATGATGTGTTTAGTCTCAAGCGCTCAATCGCAAAACAGGCGCGGTGGAACTCGCAAGAGCCGATTGGGTTGAATGATGTGAGGCAGGAGCAGGTCGGGCGTCTTGGCGGCATGTTGACAGACGTGATACCAGAGGCGAAGCCGCAGAACCAAATCTTCCAAGGATCGCTGCGCTTGGCGAATCGTGCAGCACAAAGGGCCGATACCGGCTCCGCTCCGTTGACCCAAATTGGACGCCGCGCATTTGAATCAGGTATTGGGGGCTTAGGTTATATGACAGGGCACCCATACGCGGGGATGATTCCTTTATTGGCTGATACTGTTCCGGTCAAGTCAACGGCTGGGTGGGGTCTTTACAATGCCGGAAGAGGACTTGGTACTGAACTTCCGCCCCTCTTCCGCCCAACTGCGGCAGTCAGCGGTATCTACAACAAAGAGCCAAAAAAGGAATCCGACGATGAGAAGTAGAAACACAACCAGATTGTAGCACAGGAGGATTTATGCTTTACAAAACTACTGCATTTGGCCCACCGTACAAGAACACGCTTCGGATGCAGACCGGTGTTACGCCGATCTACCTGTTTGGTAATCTCGACGCGCACACTGAGCCGTTCCTGTTCGATATAACGCATATCGCCGGGGATGGCACACACGGAACAGCTACTGTCGTCCTTCGCTCTGGCGGGGGCGGCACTGACTATGTGACCGGAGTTGCGCCTATTCCCGTAGTTGGGGCCGTGATGGGCGTCCGCGGATTGACGCAAACTGGATTCAACACCGATCCGGCAATCGTTACCGCAGTCACGCTTGACTCAACTGGCGCGGGGACAATCAGCTACGCGAACACGACTAGCCTTTCGATTGCCGTCGCTCATGGTTCGCTCGTCGTGTGGCCGTATGAATATCCTGACATTGTCACGTCCGGCGCCGCCTCTATCCCGGTAGCACAGACCTTCACGCCTGATGATTCCGATAATTCACGCTGCCTCTTTGCGGAAGCGGTCTGGAGCGGAACATTGCCCAGCGCCGCAGTCGTCGTGCTTCAGGCGGCAAACGTTGACCAGGATGCGCGATACTACACCCTTGCGAACGTGCAAGGATGTCTGGCGACAGCAGTAGTGGCCGCAAGTGGAAACCTGGCCACGATTGTCAGCAGCTCGGTTACACAATCGGGCGCGGAATATTCATTCATTATGGGAAAATTCTTGCGGGCGAAAGTGCTCTCAATGACCGGCGGCGATGGCACTACTGGGCTTGTTGTAACTTTGTTTGCCTAGTGCTATAATGTACGTATGGATAACTTCTATGTGTACATGTATTTGAGGGCGAAAAGATCAAAGTATGGGAATGTTGGAACTCCCTACTATGTAGGCAAAGGGAAAAAGATGAGGGCGTTCAGTAAATATCATCGGGTTCGACCTCCTGAGGATAAGTCCCTCATCATTTTTGTTGCCGAAAATTTGTCTGAATGTTCAGCGTGGGAGGAAGAAAAAAGGCTCATTTCCTTGTACGGAAGAATTGATAGGAAAACAGGCTGCCTGCGCAATCTCACTGATGGCGGCGAGGGTCCGTCTGGACGCATCCCATATAACAAAGGTAAGCGCGGCCTTCACCATCAATCAGCGGAATGGGTCCTTCGCCATAGCGAGATGATGAAAGAGAAATGGTCTAACCCTTTATTCAAAGAGAATTATTCAGCAAAGATGACAGGGCGCAAGGGACATCCTCGAACCGAACAATGGAGACAACGCCAAGCGGATGCTATACGCGGAAGAATTGCCTCCAAAGAAACACGCCAGAAGCAATCAGAAAGCCTTAAGGCTGCTTATGCAGCGGGACACCATAAACGCGGACATTCTGAGGAAACACGGACAAAGATAAGGGCTGCTGCTGTAAGACAGATAAATCGTGGTGCCCCTCCGCGGAAGGAACTACCTTGCCATGGTTGCGGCATAATGCTCTGCGCAAGAGAACGAAGCAAGCGCCATTCATGCGGCGCTACGAACAGGTATTAGGAGGGATCATGCGGCGTTTCATTTGGGTAATCATGTTTCTTATCGGAGCGCCGCTGGCCCTCTGCCAAACCTATGGTCGTTTGGACTTTAGCCTTCAGAACGCGCAAGGGCAGGCTATCGCAGGCGCAAAGGTAAATGTCTACGCTCAATCTGCGTGTGGAACTGCCTATAGTGGGCAGGCACAACTTTATTCCACCGCTACCGGCGGCGCAATCTCGCAGCCTGTATACACGGATGGGTTTGGTCACGCTTACGCCTATACTGCACCGGGGTGCGTGACGGTAGTTTACTGGAGCCAATACACCGGGACGCTGACCTATGCTGATCAGGCTGTTTCAATCGGCGCCACCGGTTCAGGATGCGGCGTTAGCGGAGCCTGCACAATCGCACAGGGTGGCACGGGCGCAACCACAGCAGCAGGGGCGGCAACGAACATCGTCAACGAGAACGTGATTTTTCCGAGCAGCGTGACAGTCGGACCTGTTCTCATCGGGCCTCTTACGAGCGGATCAACGAATACCCTTTCAACTCCGGGGACTTACGTTGTCACAAATAACATGACGGGGCCGATTGGGGGCTATCTTTTTAACATCACAACCAGCGGCGTCAGTCTTCAGTGCGCGGCGGGGGTTGTTCTAAAAAATGGTGGGGGGGGTATCATTCATATCGCGGTCGGGAATACAAACAACGCGGTTGAGGTCGATAATTGTGGCCTCGATATGAATTCAGTTGCCAGCTCGAAAGGCATTTTCGTAGACGGGTCCGTTCATGTCAAGCTAGATAACAATACAAGCGTGGTCACTAATGTTGTTTCTGGCAGTTACGACCTCTATATTTTCTCACCGAGCGTTCTCAACATCGGAAGCTACGAGGGTGTATACGAGAGTAACACTTTTAACACAGTCAATATTCAGGGGAATGGGGATTCGTTCCCAGTCACGACTCAGACCTTCATAGGGAATCAAATCGGAAGCGTAATAGATAATTCAGGGCAGGCGACAATATCTTTTCACGGAGGATCAATTGCTCCGGTGGCTGGCGGTTCAAATCCTGCATTTGTCCTGACAAGTGTTCTCGGCCTTACCGTGGAGAGTGTAGATTTTGAGGGATCGAATGGCACGATTTTTGATTGCACGTCCACTTGCTACCATGTTTACACTCACGACAACATCATGGACGGCTGGGGATTTCCCGGTGGGGCTTATTCTTCAGGGACTTTCGTAGACAGCCAACTGTGCGATATTTATGAACCGGCAGGGCTTCACGGATGTTATATCAACACGTCGGGACCGACCACGACCGTGCAAGACCCAGATTATACGCTCGCCTTTAGTTATGGGGCTCCCTATGTGGGAAACGTATGGGATTTTTGCGTTAACGGCAAGGCGGTGTCTGGCTCAACGGTGAATCTTTACGATATTACATTACCCGGATTATGCGAAGAGTTTACTGATTCAGCTTTTACTGTGGACACGGAAACAGCGGGTACAAATCCCCGTACCCGGACGAACATATTAACCATAAATTCAGGGGGCATCATAGGCCCGACCATCAGTACGCCCCACATCCCCGATTACATTGATTTTCCAGTTAAAATTAGCGGTGGAAAAGATTGGCGTTTAGAGCCGAATGCTACTAGTGCTGGAACTCTCGATGTGCTTGACGTAACTGATAGCATAACACCTATTTCTTTTCGACCTTCTCCCATTAATGGCGTGAATCTTAATTGGGGGCTTTTCACTCAAGGAACGCTTTCAGAACCCTGTAGCGATTGCGGCTCGGGGTACTACGGGCTATGGCCGTCCAGCGCCTACGGCAACCGCTGGGTGATGTACAGTAATGGTGGAATGCCTCAAGCTATTGCTGGGTTGAATTCCCCAACGACTACTCTAGGGGATTGCGTTGAATTCGCGGACACGATAGGCAGCTTAGAAGATACGGGATCACCTTGTGTTTCTGGGGGCGGCAGCGGCACAGGCTTCAACGGCGGAGCGGGAACCAGCTTTCAGGACGCGCTGGAGATAGCGGCTCCGGCCAATCCAGCATCCACCTACGACCGTCTGTATCTGGATTCTACTGCGCACCAACTCAAATGCCTCACCAGTTCTGGCGGTAGTTGTATGCCGAGCGGCAGCATGACTTACCCTGGTACGGGAATTGGCGTTTCTACCGGCTCAGCCTGGGGCACATCGCTCACAGCACCCTCTGGAACCATTGTCGGCACCACAGACACGCAGACGCTTACCAACAAGACGCTGGACGGCGTGACGCCCACGGTGATGGGTTACGTGGACCCTACGAGCAGCATTCAGTCGCAGTTGAACGGCAAGCAAGCCACACTGACCAATCCAGTCACGGGCCCCGGTAGCGGAGCAACGGTAGGTCATTTGGCCGTGATGGGCAATACTGCGGGCACGTCGATCATAGACGGCGGCGCGGTGCCATCAGCGTATACTCTGCCAACAGCAACCTCGTCTACCCTGGGCGGCGTGAAGCCGGATGGGACCACGATCAGCAATTCCAGCGGTGCGATCTCAGTCGCCAATCCCTACAACCCCGCCTCTGTAGCCATTACGGGCGGCACGATCGACGGAACGGTCATTGGCGCAACGACTCCAGCAGCAGGCACGTTCACGAGCGTTCAGCTTACCGGCACGACACCCTCCGCATTGAGTTTGCCAGCAGGTACGGGCATTATCCCTGCACTCCCCGCAAACTCCGCAGGATTCGCAGCCCCGGTTACAGGCGGAACGGCCTACGTGTTTAAGATGCCAGCGACCATCACGGCGGGCATCCTCCACGCAGCGGCTCCGGCGACAGGCGACGGCGTGAACGAATCGGCAATGACTAGCTCGCTGATTGCGATAGCCGATCTCGCGGCAACGGGTACGCCTGGGTCCACTACCTATCTACGCGGCGACAATACATGGGCAACGCCTAGCGGGAGTGGCTCTGGTACCGTCAACAGCGGCACGGCCTGGAGCCCAACCTACTACGCGGCAACTGGCACAGCGGTAAGCGGCACGACTCCGTTCACTGGCTTGGAGTATTGGGCGGGCAGTGCGGCTCCAGCAGCGGCATCAGCGGCTCAGGTGGTTGCGGTAATAAGCACCACGGCAGTCGCTAACGCGACAGCGGCAGTCACAGCTACGAACACAGCGGGGGGCGCGGTGGGTTCAGCGCCTTACCAGAGCGCAGCGGGAACTACGGCCTTCATTGCTAGCCCCACAACCACCGGCCATTATTTCGTCTACTCTTGGCAGCCGACCGGAAGCGCAATTGATCCCGTTGCGCTTGACCTTGCAACATGGTTCTCAGCACAGACCTACGGCGGCACATTGACATCCTCGCAGGTGACGACGGCATTGACATACACCCCAGCCAATTGCACGGCAGGCACAACAGGAAGCGATTGCCTCACGCTGACGAGCGGGCTTGTACTAGCGGCGAACCTCCCAGCAGCGACACCGTCAGCGGCAGGCGCGGTGATCCAGATAGCTCCCACAACCTTTACCACCAGCACTGGGTCTGTCTCGGCCAATACCTGCAACAGTACGGTGCAGGTGGCCATGGCCAGCGTCACCACCGCTATGACTTTCGTCATTACACCCAGCGCGGATACCAGCGCCGCGACGGGATGGGGAAGCACGGGGGGCTTGATTTTAGACACGTGGCCAACGGCAGGATACTTGAATTACAAGATTTGCAACCAGACTGCGACAACGATCTCAACCCCGGGCGCGGTTACTTTTAACGTGACGGCACGATGAAAAGACTAATTTTCATTCTCGGACTTCTCGCGGCTCCTGCCTTCGGCCAGTACACCATCGGCCAATGGACAGCGGCTACTGCGGGCATGGGCGGTTCTTCCACAGCAGCCACGCCCACCTTCTCGCCCGCGGCGGGAACCTACACCTCCACGCAGACGGTGACGATCTCCACTGCGACCTCTCTCGCGGTCCTTTGCTATACGACAGATGGCACTACGCCCACTGAATCAGCCAACCTCTGCTCGGGCGGCACGACCAGCACTTACGCCACGCCGATCACAGTTTCGACCACGCAGACCGTAAAGGC